GTTCCTTTTTTACGACACGGTGCGTACTATTTAGAGTTTAACTCTACAAACCCAGACGGAACAGTGCAACGTGAAGTAGTAAGTTTCCCGTCTCCAAGGTTACGTGCTCAATATATTAAAGATAACAATATTGCATCTAACCAAGTAGTGCGTGAATTTAAAAACTTAGAAGAAGCAGTGTATAACCAAGCGGATCACCCCCCTGCAAGTTTTGTTGTACAACTAATGAACTCCACTGATCCTAGTTTAGATGCAGCCGCTAAAAATGCTATTTACCAAGGCTATCTAGCTGCTTTTCCAGAACATTCTTTTATGAATCGTTTGCGTAGAGCCAAACTTACACCGGGTGCTGATACAGATTTAGCCCGAAGTTTTGGAGATACGATGGTGAAATGGGCGCGTAAGGAAGCTGCCCTTGAGTATATCCCTAAGTTAACTGAAAAGTTTGATGAGATGGGTAAATTAGAAGTAGGTACAAACCCAAGGCAACAGGCAGCTAGGGATGCCATAATGCGTAGAAAAGATTTTACTTTGAGTCCTAACTACAGTGACTTGACCAGTTTCTTTGCAACGGGAGCATATAACTTATTTTTGTTTGGTAACATTTCTTCAGCCGCAGTTAACACAAGTGCCATAGCATTGCTTTCTATGCCTTTATTGGGTGGACAGTATGGGTACGCTAAAGCTAATGCAGCCATAGCGAGAGCTATGAAAACTGCAATGCCTTCATTACAAAATTTTAACAAAGACACTTTTACATTTGATGATGCACCGTGGACAAAAAACCAACGTTACGCCACGTTACTTGACACTTTGGATAAGTATGGGCAGCGTCAGCACACGATGCAAAGAGAAATATTAGAAGGCGCTAAACAAGCAATGGACGACTATAGTTCCTTTGGAGCTAAAACAATGAACTTGGGTAGCATACCTTTTACAGCGGCGGAAGAATACAGCAGAGCTACAACAGCTATTGCCGCATACGATCTAGCATTGGACGCAGGTAAAAGTCAAAAAGTAGCTGCTGAAGAAGCCGTTAAACTTACAATGGATGTGCATACTTCAGGTATGGCAGCAGAAGGGCCGGGCTGGTTACAACATGGATACGGACGTGTAATGTGGACATTCAAGACGTTTATATGGAACAGTGCGTCTATTACGGCCCAAGCTATGAACGCTTCATTGCGTGGAGAAAGTGCAGAAGTGAGAAAGCAAGCTAGGAAACAAGTGCTTGGCATCTACATGGTAAGTGGTGCGTTAGCAGGAGTTAATGGTATGCCTTTCTTTGGGGCTGCTGCTACGTTTGCCAATATCGCAAATGCTTTGCTTGGGGATGATGAAGAACCTTTTAATGCACGAGACTTATCTAGGGAATTCATGGGCGACTTCTTATTCAAAGGCCCACTAAACTATGCTACTAACCTTGAAATATCTAATCGTGTGGGGATAGCTAACGGTTTACTGTTTAGAGAAGACCCGTACAGCGTCGAACAAAACGGTTTGTTAATGACAGCAGTGATGCAATCTACAGGGCCAGTGGGTAGCTTTGCCTTAAACTTAGAACGCAACGTACCTAAACAATTAGAAAGGGGAGAGTATCTTCGCGCCATAGAGTCTATGTCTCCTAGCGGATTGCGTAATCTTCTTAAAACAACTAGGTTTGCACAAGAGGGCGCACGCACAGCTAATGGTCAACCTATAATGGAAGACTTTAATGGGTTTCAACTGGCACTGCAATCTCTTGGTTTTACTCCTGCTGAGTTGTCTAATCTGTATGAAAACAGAGCAGCAGCTTTAAATTTTCAAAGTAAAGTAAGAACACAAAAGCAAAAGATACTCAAGCAATATTACTTAGGAGTAACCACAGGGGATCGTGATTTACAACGCAAAGCTTTAGCAGACTACAAAACGTTTGCGCGTAACTTTCCTTCATTAGTTAACGAAGACACACTCACACGATCTTTTAAATCTCGTGCTAAATCAGAACGAGAACTGTTGTATGGCATTAGGTTTGACAAAAATTTACTGCCAGATATAGAAGAAAGATTTTTTGACGATTAAACCCGCCACACGCGAATCCCCCGGACATCATCTTCTATGACTACTTTAGTAGTCACTGCATACTTACGTTTCTTAGTTTCTTTAACAATAATCTTTTTAGATTTAACGGGGTCTAAGCAAGGTATAAAAAATGAAGCACCTTTCTCAAACCCCTTCCAGTTAATCAGGTACTGGACTTTCTCCACCGTCAACATCTGTTTCTTGCTCCGTCAAACCACTTACATCAATAAAGTCAGAGTGTGCAGCGTTCAGCACCACGCATCGCACAGCAGTGCCGGGGATAGCTGTGCCAGTAGACAAGCGGTAGTTCTTCGTTTCTATGCACAGACCAGACTTTAGCCCATCCTTAAGCAGCGTCGTATAGTTAACCTGCCCTTCAGAACAGTGCTTCCTAAATAAACTAACAGGAGTATACATACGTTGCTCATCTGGTTCGTAACGTATAACTAGGTTGCCTCTAGGCTCAAGCAAAGGTGCAAGTTTTTTATTGGAACGTCTGTCCACTTCTTTGTTAATAACCAAAGTCTGGTGTATGTTGCGGTTAATGTAATCACCAATCACTGAAGCTGCATCACTAAGAGGTGCTTTAGTAGTCTCTTTCATCTCTGCAATAACAGGTTTTATTCTACTGTACACACGTTTTACAAAACTTTTTTCTTTTGGGTTTTTACCTATAAGCCCCCAGTCCTCGGCTAATAACCCTCCTGTTATATTAGCAGACACAATAGCTGACCAATTACGTTCTCGTTGGGTCATGTCTAACTCTCTGTCTACTCTATCTGCTACAGATTTAAGGGTGCGTTTAACTTCATCAAAGTTGTTTATCACGTTCTTTATGTATGGTTCTATGACTGTCCCATAGTTTTCTAATAACTGGTGGTCAAACATTTCTCTACCTTCATTACCAGATATAATACTAGAATCTGTAGGGGGCACACCTAACTCTATTAAGCGCATCAGTTCCCCATCTCCTTGGTTCTTTACATCTTCAATCTTCTGTCTAAACGCTGCGTTAGAAGTAGACACTGAAATGGTACGCCACGTTGTAGTGTTAGTGCGATTAGCGTTAGTGTGCTGCTTCATCCTGTCCCTCCCTTTACCTTGGGAACTAGCGTAAAGAAACGCTGATATGTAATCCCCATCCTTATTGGTAAGCTCATCCATTGTGTTTGCTATGTTATTAAGCACACCCATCTTCTGTATTCGAGCAGCCACTGTATCGTCCGGTGCACCTAATAACATTTCAGGGTGTCCACATACGCTGTTAATAACACGTAGCACTGTGGTCTTACCTTGTCCTGACAGACTGTGCATCAAATTTATAACAGCTCCTTTCTGCCCAGTTAGCGCCAGTAACGGCGCACCAAACCCCGTCAACGCAGCGAACGCTTGTATCTCAAGTCCCGGCCTGTCATACATATTAAAAACTTCGCTCCACTTCTCTACTGTGCCTTGCGGTTGAAAGTAAGGCACAAGACCTTCGGTAGTGCTTGATGCAGGGGTGTGGTATACACCGTCCCTATTTATTTCTCGTTCGCCCACGATAAACTTACTGTAGTTTTCGTGCCAACCAAATTGATCGTACATAAGTTTTTTCTTCCCGTATTTCTGTAGTTCTTGTATTGCTCGTATTATGTAAGTAGTTATAAGCTTCGACTGCGCTTCCTGTGCCACTACCCCCTCTTTGGCTAACTCTCTACGTAACTCTCTATGCTCTAGTTTCATGTTAGGTATAACAACTTCATTAACACCATCCATCGGAGTGTGAGCATGGATAACAAACACATCGCCTAATTCAAGATCACGCATCCTACCTTTTACAAACAAGTCATACTCATAAACTGCTTTTGGTTCTTCCCCAATGTCCGTGTATATCCCACCGCTTTCACCACGGTAGTAACCTTCAGGCAAATCAAACTTAGGTGCGTCGTCCTTGTTGACTTGCTTACCTAACTCGCGTGGCCCCGTTATCTTGCCTTTGTAAGGGCAACCTTTACACCCGCTAGAGTTGTTCTTAGCAAACATCTCGCACCCGTGTGGGCCTTTGATGTGCGCTATCTTGCGCTCTACAGCAGCGGGGTTGTAGTCAGGATGGCCTTTAGAAACTTTGTGTATTGCATCCAGATTGTCTTCGCAGAACTTAGCAATAGACAGGATATTAAACCATCGTGGTTCGGCTAGTGTTGCTTTGTTCTTAATACAGTCTGCGATCTGTCCGCACCCTTCACCTTTCAAACTGCGTCTAGCAATACGCGCAAAGCTGTAGAAAATATCCCCATCAAGTAAGTTACGCAAGGGGTCAAACTCTACGTTTACAGGTGCTTTAGTTTCTACAACAGCATCTTCTTCTACACCCAGTGCGTCACGTACAACTGACACGTCTATGGGGTCGGCTAGTCTTACCAGAGCTACTTTTTTAGGAGGATCAGTCTTTACGTTAAATGATTCTGGTACGCGCAACATACGTGCAGCATCAAATACATTAGGGTCTGCTGCAAACTTTTGAGTGGCACAAACTTCTTTAAGTCTGTCGGCTAGTGGTATCCACTGATCGCGTGGTACTTCTTCGGTAAACGCCCAGTACAAATGCAGTCCGTGTCCTGAGTCAACTAAAGTAGGCGCAGGTAAGTCCAGTAACTCCCAAAACTTTTTAGCTTCTTGTAGTGCTTCTTTTTTACTAGCATAACCTTTAGGTAGCCCTGTGCTTTGTTCTATCTCGCTGTCTTTCCCTGCGCCACAATCTAAATCTAACCATAGTGATTGCAACGCTTCGGCGTGTATAACTTTACGCCCACCTTCAGGTAACGGTTGGGTAGCATCTTGATTATACTTGGCTAACGCAAAATAAGTGTGGTGACCTGACTCTATAAAACCTTCAAATAAAGCTTTGAGTTCATCAGTGTCTTTTGTAAATTTTGTAATTGGGCTTTTGTTTTTACCTGCGGGTATGCCTATAGCACAGTACCATCCTCCAGACGGTACAACGTGTGTTATTAAGTCAATGTTCTCCATATTGTTATTTGCAGGGGGAATAACCCCCTAGCCCTCTTTGTAAGTTGAGCAGCCTTACTACTTAAGGTATGACTTAAGTAGAGCTTCTATAGCATCGGTAAGATCGGGGTGCGGGAAATGCGTACCCTCGAACCAGTTGTAAACAGTTTGTCTGCTGACTCCTAACTGGTCGGCAACCTCGGCAACAGGTATCTCTTGTTTGATACACACCCTGCCTAATTTGACTCCCAGTGAGGAACCATCAGCTTGTTTATTGATACTACTGAGTCTAGTTGTATAACCGTAACTCATTAGTCGTCGTCACTCCCCCACTCGTCTAACAGAGCAGATAAGTCATCGTCGTCATCGGGCTTTTCAACTTTCTTTTTTGCGCGTTTGGTAGGTTCTTTAACTTCCTCGACTTCATCCTCCTCTACAACACCAAACATATCTTCAGCGGTTTCTTCGGCATCACTGTTACCATCCTGAGTAAACCCCTCTTCTACTTCAAACGGAGAGGCCACCTGCATCGGTGCATAATCTATAACTTGCACGCCACGCAAGCGTAAAGACACACCGCAACTGCTCATCTTGTAAGGAACTAACTCAAGGGCTACGTTAATAGTACTACCCGTAGTTAGTTGGAAGTCTGCATCCATACGCTTGTTATCTGCATCGAACTGAGCAGGGCCACCAGTGGCTCGCCCGTTATAAGCCGCTTTTAGATTACACTTCCCAATATAAGATTTATCTTCCTGTTTCTTAAAAGGCATGTCTAGCTTGTCATCCCACGACTTGTCTTTGGCAGCTTTATAAGCTGTAGCCATAGCGCCATAGAGTTTTTTAGCTTGAGCACCATCCATTACAAATTCCATTTCATACTTAGCTCCGTCCTCCATTGCATCGCAGGGAACAGTCTGCCCGTTAGCTCCTGCTTTGTTGTCAAAACGGTAGGGTTGGTCTAGCCGTGGGTATCGTGCGGTTACGTTCTTAAGTAAGTAACTTGTGTTCTTCATATCATCGCTCTCAATAAAAAGGTTAGTTAAATTAGCATCAGCTTCTACAAGCCGAGTTACAGTTTGCATCTCGTCCTCCGCCAAAGGGCGAGACGGTTTGAAATACATCTTAGGTACAGTTTCATGCACTAGATATATTTCAGTAAGCACAGTGTCTATGCTCTCGCCGTTACGCTTGAGGTAGTCAATGTACTTAAACAGGCTCATCTTATTTACTGCTTTAGCAAACAGACTTGCCCCGCCTATGCGTATCTCACATACCATGTTAGTTTTATCTGGGACTACGTTAATAGTTGTAAAAAACTTGCATGGTTTAGAACCCGATTGCTTTACATTCTGCGGGCAATCAATACAACGCACTGACTGTTTAGAAGCATCAGGTACATCAGGGTGCGGGTACTGGCTATCCAGTGACCAACACTCTAATCTGTTGTTACTTCCGTAATAATTACGAGACAACGTACCACTGTCAGTGATAACACCTTCTATAGATACATCTGCTTTACCACTCACAGGGTGTATAAAGTACCCATCCTGTACAGACAGTCGCATCATTTGTTAGGTGGTTTCCTAACGGACACCGCATACCTACTCTTAGCTTGTAGTCCTGCGGGAGTTACATCAGGGTTGTCCGCTAAAAACTCTTTCATGTTGCCGTTGTGTATTCTTTTCTCAAGCAAGTGTGGGGCTTTGTGTTCTTCAATAAACGCATACATCTGTTCCCAATCACTTGTCCAATAACTAGAAATAACACGGCGTGATACTGTACCTGAAGGAGTTTTAAGTCCATCCGCTTCCTGCGATTCACAAAGCTTTAACAGTTCATCACTAACTTTTTCCTGTTGTTCCTTAAGCTTTTTTATTTCTTCGTCTTTATCTTTTATAGCGTTGCGTATCTTTAAATACACTGCCACTAGTTTATCTGCTGAAGTTTCCATCGCACCTCCTTAAAAGGGACGACTAGTTTAGCAGGGTGTTTTACATTGTCAAGCATCTAATTCCTGTCTATACAAATCAATTATTTTATTGTGGTTAGTAATGTTGTTCTGAAGCATAGTATAAAGCCTGTCCTCCACGGCACTTCCCCGAACGTGGATAACATTCATGGGGTTGTGTTGCCCCGGCCTGTTGATCCGTGCGTTAGCTTGCAGGTAAGTCTCGACGCTAGTAACAGGAGCGTACCAAACCACTGTGTTAGCAGCGGTAAGGGTTAACCCGTGTGACGCAGCTTGCGGTTGGATAATAAGTACGTGGGGATTAGCTTCCTCTTGAAAACGCTTTATAATTTCTGCCCGTTTGTTAACCGTAACCTTGCCTGAAATGACATCACAGGTTATGTTTTTCTTCGTCAAAAAATCTCTTAGTAATTCTATGGTATGAGTAAAAGGTACAAACACTAATACTTTATGAGATGACTCGTCGATAGCTTCCTTAACTACCTTGAGTCTGTTGCTGACATCAAACTCAATAACTTCTTTATCGTCCGAATAAACCGCACCCCCTGAGATTTGCAGCAGCTTGTTAAGATTAGTAGCAGCATTGACCGAGGTTACTTGCTCCCCATCAGCACTCATCATCATCTGATCTTTAAGTGTCTTGTAATACTGTGCTTGTTGTTTAGTAAGTGGGGCATCCCGTTCTACGTACGTTACCGCAGGTAAGTCTAAACATTGGTCACGCTCAAACCGTATGGCAGGTTGCAGTGCTTCATGCACCGTCGTGTCTGCATCAGGCTTGGGTCGCCATGTGTACTGCGTTATCTTGTACATAACCTTGTCTCTAAACTGCCCAAAATACTTAGGCACACCGTCAGGGTTGATAAGCTTCGCAAGGCCAAACGCATCGACAGGTGATTGTGCTGCTGGAGTACCAGTAAGCATCCATACCCACGGTACGTTAGTAGTAATGTCACGTAATGTTTTCCATCGGTTAGTCTGGGCGTTCTTGTAAGCGTTAGCTTCGTCCACTACCACCATGTCAAACCCACCGTTAACAATCTCGTCTTTGATTACTGCAACACCGTCAAAGTTTATAATTACAAACTCAGACCCTGCATTTATTATCTTCCGCCGTTGAGAGGATGTACCATGCGCTACTGAGCAACTGCGGTGCATAGCAAACTTAAACAAGTCTTGCTGCCATGCTGATTTCATAATAGACAGCGGGGATATGACAAGCACTCGTTTTACCTCACCTAGCTTCATCAGGTAGTCTGCTGCCCATATAACAGAGGCAGTCTTGCCTGTGCCTTGCTCGTTAAAACAAAACGCTTTCTTATGCAATGTGAGAAAACTAGCGGTTAGACGTTGATGGTCAAAGGGGGTGTGTTTGCCTGACCATTTGTAGTCCCTGTCTATCGGGGAAGGTACGTCTTTTACTTTTAGTCCTGCTAGAGCTTGAGCTTCTTGCAAACCCCATCGCACTGCTATCTTAAAAACTCCTTCCTCTTCGCTAAGTATCTTGTACTTGTCTACGCTCTCCGTAACTAAGTGTGGGCGTTTGGTCTTTAACACAATCGCCTTGTTGTCTATTACCTGCATTGATTACTTCCCAGCTACAGGTAAAGAACCTAGCTTATCAGCTTCTTCTTTCAAATCTATTTGCAATCTTGCAACTTTAACTTCCGAATAAAACGATTCATTAACTTGACCTGCAAGCTTTGTAACCTCTCTAGCTTTGGCTATATCCATCGTCCCATTTGCTACTGAGCTAATAGAATTACAAAGAAATTTTCTTAGATCGCCTGTTGTATTAATCGCTGCCATTTGTCTTTCTCCTCGTTAGGGTTAGTTAGTGTAGTAAGTTTTTTAACGTGCCTGTAAATTGATTTAATTACTTGTAGTTTTTCTTTGTCCACCAAATCGTATCGAATGCCAAACACCCATATCGTTCCCAAATGTATATTGTATAACTCACTTATAGAAATTCTTTTACCTTCGTGGTTGGTACGCATGTACAGGCTTCTTTTCCATGTGGGTTTGTGCATTAGAGTATCCAATTTCTCTTTCCATCTTTCAGCATCCCTAAAACTTAAAATAGTAGCTTTATAAAAACGCAAAAACCGTTCTCGTACTGTATCGTTGAAGTGTACTTGTGCTGAGTACTGACTAGCCATCACTGCCCATGCGCCTTTCATTACTACAGGTTCGTTTGGATCATCATGCCCAATCCTAAATTTTTGCCGTATCTCGTAGCTAAGTCTTCTTTCATAAGGAACGGTGTCTTTATAGGTAGACTTAGGTACTAAAGGTATAGGTAAGCCAGTTCCCCAACTATTATTTGCTTCTTCAACAATCTCTTCGTAGGTGTACTGTACGTCTTCATCGTTAGCACATTTTAAATGTTCAAACATATTATTTTTTCCGTCCTCGTATAGTCCCACCACGTTTAGCTTTCTTCATTGCACCACTGCGTGTACGCGGGTAGGAGGAGTTAGTGCTTTCCTTTTTGACAGATAGGTTACTAGGGCTATTGCCTCCACCTCTTGAGATAGGAGTCTTGTGGTTTACGTGTTTACCATCCCCTTTAGCTACACGCCCCTGTGCTTTTAACGTATTACGTGCAGCATTGCGTGTGGCTCGGTTTTTCTTTTGCTCTGCTGTGCCTTGGTAATTGGCGTATTCTTTCTTATAGTTTCGTTTCTTAGGCATGTTACCTCCTTTACACTTAAGTTACATGGTATTCTTTCTCTACAAAACCTTCTTTGCTACCTTGTACAAAAGAAGCACGTACCCATACATTCTTGTGTGCAAGCCGTCGTATGTGTCCACGCCGTAAATGACTACGCTTACCACTACCGCTGGTTGACTCTATTACATAGGGGCTATCCCAAA